GCATTGATTTCGACAATCAGCATAAAATCGTCATAGTCTCCATGCGTCAGGGTCAAAGCCGCGCTGGTAGCGTCAGCCGCCAAAACATCACAAAGCGCCGTGCCTTGCGCTGCGCCCCCGAATGCGTAATGGAAGGTCAGCGCCGAGGTCTTGTCTCCGTCTGCTGCCCCTGAATACAGATACAGAACAGGGCTTGCGGTCCCTATGTCATGCAGATTGACAATAAACGTTGCCCGGTGGAAACCCTTCATATTGATTGAGTCGCCATCAAGCCCGGCGTCCATGTCACCGTAATTGAGAACCGGGACAATTTTCTTTTCTTCTGCTAATCTCATTGTTTTTATCCTCCTTTCTTATGTTCTGGCGTTCACGGAAATGAACGGACCGACAGTGGCAGTCCCTTTATAAGGCGTGATCGCGGATTTGAGTTTCGGCTGTCCATCAAAGTAATAGATGAACCGATAAGTATTCTGGTCGTTTATGAACTCAACATGAATACTCATTGCCTCGTTAATGTCGCCCATATTAGCTGTGATATACTGCCCGAAATCGGCAAGAGAGATATCGCCCTTGTCGCCAAGCGCCGCCGACTGTTCAATGGTGAAACAGGGGAACCCGTTAAGGGTGGCCTGCATCACGCCCTGGTAGAACTGCTGCTGGTACATGGGGACAAGCTGCCCACCCGTACCTACCGCCATACTCAGAGCCGATAATTGAGGTTTGCACTCCCTATTCACGAGATAGCAAACACCGGGAGATTCACGCCATAGGCGGGATTCCATTTTCAGGATGTTTTCGGCAACGATGGTATCTGCCGCCTGATTAGTTTCCTTCGTTACGCCGATCGAACAATCGGCATTCAGGATTCCAAGGGGCTCGCCTGCGCCGCTGCCATTAATAACAAGATCCTGACATTTAAAGGCAAACTCTTCTCCGAAAAGCTGTCTCATTTCCTGACCAAGGAAAGTCACATTACGAACCGTTTCACCGGATGCGTAATAAAGCCCAGTCAGTTTCTTCGGCTCGATCCTGATTTTACGGAACTTGGTTTTTGATGCTGTCATTTCTCCAAGCTCTTTGTCGGTGTAAACTCTAACACCACCGCCTCGTGACCCGGTTGCTCTGCTGGTTTCGTCAAGCTGGATTATCTCAACAAACTGAGTCCCAGCCCCCAGTGTACGAGATTGGCACCGGGGAAGAACAACGGAGTTGTTGAAACCATTGGTCATCAAGTCGATAGCGGTTTCTCCCTGGAGGAAATACCCACCGTCAGAGGGAACGGCAACGGTAAAACCGCCAGTTGCAGCTGCACGGTTTTCGTCTCGTGCGTTTTTCTGCACGTCGTGTTTCTCAATGTTACGCTTTTCGGTCCGTTCCAGCCTTGACCGCGCCTCAGTAACTTCTTTGGAGCTTATCTGCCCACCAGAGAGGGAGAGGGCGCGAACATCAAGCAACTGCGCTCCCAACTGAGAAGCAGCGGAACCGCGATAAATCGGCTGGTCCTCTATTGTGATAACCGGATCGCCTTCGATGGTAAGAGCGCCGCCGGCAGGATCGTCACCAAAAAGGCGGCTTCTGATTTCTTCCTCTTCATCGACTGATTTCATTTCACCTTCTGCCGCTTCAATCTCGATCTTGAGGGTTGCTCGCTCTTCAATTTCTTCAGCGGTCATTACCCTCTTTTCCGTTTCGGCTTTGGCTCTGATAGCCTCCATCTTGTCGAAGGCGGCTTTCATTCTGATCATAAATTTATTCATTGACTGTATCCTCCTTAATTCCTTTGATTTTACGATATAAACTGTCTTCCTCTGCTATGGCCGCAATGTCCATCGGGGCATCTCCGCCGATATCACCGTCCGTCGGGGCGGCTGGTTTATTCTCTTCCATCTTTCTCAATGCAACTGACGTATCGTTAAAGGCCGCATATACAACCGGGGACACGTCAAACACCTCTTCGACTTCTATGATTGTTCGCTTCACCGTGTTCTTGTCTGAGTAATCCCACTCATCTACGGCAACGGTAAAGCCGTAAGACGATTCCTTGATATCGCCCCGGTCAATGGAGGTCATAAGATCCCTGGCGCTCTGTGTATCCGGGGGGGTAATCTCATAATACAGGCCGTTATCATCTTCTTTCAAAATGAGAGTTCCGGCGCTCTGCCTTCCAAGTGGGATGGTATCGGTATCATGATTAAAAAGAGCCCTGGCATCTGATCTGGAAAGGGCCCTTTTAAAGGCGCCCTTGCGGACGTACTCAATAAACCCCATATCTTCTGATGGTTTATCGAACACAGAGGCATAGCCGACTATCTTTCGTGGGCTTCCATCTTCGGAGGTAATCGCTCTCAACTCACCTGTTTTTCTTTTTTCTCTGGTTTCTTTCATGGCCTTTGTCCTCTTTGTCCTTCTTTTTTCGCGTCTCATGTCGCTGAGAAACGGCAGTTTCATAGTCTCTTTTCACTGTTTCACCCCTGAAAGCACCTGTAAGTGTGCTATAAAGCTATCTCCAAGAGCCTTAATTTGCTGCTCGGCTATCGGTTGAGCGTCGCGGTCTGCCCATTCCACGCCTTCACCCCCTGCGTTTCTGGACTCAGATATGTAATCACCGGCAAAATCAGAGCAGAAAAGGCGCGTGAACCGTTCTATTTCGTCCTTAAAATCGTCATATTTCAGGCCATTTAGCTCTGATTCCATGCCGGTCATAGCCTCGGAAAAGCTCAGAAAGACCGGATTGACCTGCTTCTCGATGTATTCCGGGAAGCCCCTGTAAAATTCGTCAATGTCCCCGTCGTTCTTGCGGAGCCAGTTGACCCGCTGCGACTCCTGCCGGGTTATCCGTCCTATTGCATCAGAGAAGAGACGGAGGTAGGCGCCCTCAAGGCGTGAGCGGTAGGTGAGGCTGTTTTGTTGTACGGGGGGCGTTACATCCGCCTTATCTCCTGCTTCATCCAGGGGGACCATATTGAGAGGCACAAACCGCTTGTCGCCTTCCTTGCCTATAGGGTTCCAGTTCTCAAGCTCGCATATTTGATTGGGAGTAATCCCGCCAATCGGGAATAGGGAACTATAAAAAGCGGAACGCGCTGCCGTATCTCCACGCAAAAGACCATCAATCAAGTGTTCAAAGAAATATTCTCCCCTCATTTCAGGGGGGAGGAGCCACATGTTATAAGATTGCTCAAGTCTCACGAGCCAGGAGCGGAGCGTCTTTACCACATAGTCAAGGTTGAATTGTTCCGCGCTGGCATAAGTGGAAGCTTTGTCATATTCACCGTACATCTGAGGGGGGAGCCGGTATATCCGGGAACCGATTTCGATGTTGGTATAATTCTTTGATTCTATAAATTGTGCTTCATTGTTCGGTATCCCTATCTTTTCAATCTTCATCGACTCGGTCAAAAACATGATGCGATGTGCTTTGCCGAGGCCAGCGTACATTTCCGCGTAAGCCTTCCCCATGTTAGAGGCGGTTTCTGGATCAAATTTCCCGGGGTGAGAAATAACCGCTCCGGGGTGTATCCCATTTCCGAAGTAATCCTCCCCGAACTCTTCAAGAGATTTACCCAGCCCAATAGCTTCCCGCGCCGCCGCAATGGGGGAGTATCCTGTGAGGCCATTGAATGAGATGCCGGGAGTATGCAACACTCTTTCTTTAGGTAATATTACATTTTGCAATCCTGTTCCGGCCATGCTGATATGATACTCAATTTTCTTTTGTGCGTTCCGTTTCGGAGTTACCCGGTTGGGCGTGATCGGCCAAAGGGCTACCACTTGTGATCTTCCTATCAATCCCTTGCCGTATTCCTTTTCTGCGTAAGCGTTCCCCCACGCCAAGAGGTGCGACATAAATGTTTCACGGAAAGAGATAGCTGTCATTTCTGGATTAGGGGAGTCATGGAGAAGCTTATATAGCGGCTGGTCTGTGGCCTTGTCTCTTCCCTTCCCATTGCGGCGGTATAGGTGCAGGGGTAAAGAGGCTGTATCTTCCGAAAGGACTTTGATACAGCACCACACAACGGCAAGCTGCATCGCGTTCATTTCCGAAACAGAGGACCCGGACTTTGTTTTCATTCCGCCGCCGCCTCCGTAAAAGGAACTGCCCGGTTGATACCAGGAATCCGCTAATGCACCTGTAGCACCCATAGCCATTCTCTTTTCGAGATCCGCAATACTACCCATTCTTCGGTATCCTTATGATCCATCCAAGGCCCAAAAGCATAGAAACTGCGCCAGAAATAACCCATCCAAGCCACGGGAAGAGTTGATAAAATCCGTATCCGATAAAAGATAGGCCGCCATAAACAAGAACATCCCGTATATCGAAAGCACTCCACGCCTTCGACAATAGGGACTTGATAAAGTTGCCTATTTTTCTAATGATTCTCACCGCATAGCCTTCACCTACTGGTATATGGTTAGCGTACGGTGGAAGTGTCGCATATAAAATGGGGGTTGTCAAGGGTTAATTTATGCGTTGGCCAGCCGCATCCCTGGAGTGGGTTATCCCAGCGCCTTATGGCAATCCACACACACCAGAACCGACGTCTGTGTCGTCAACTCTTGCCCTGTCGGTGAGATGATTGCCGATATGTTACTCACCTTAATCACCTGCATGAAATACTCACAGCCACATTCACACACCTTTGGTTTTGCATTCTCCATTTGTTTCGGGGTAAGCTGTATCTGTTGCCCCGGTTTCAACTGCCTCGTTTTCATTCCTGTTGCC